AGAAGAGTTTCGTCAGCAGAATCGTGGAGATGTAGCACCTTCTGTTCCCCAATCACTCAAAGATGAACTTGATAGTCTGAGTTCTTCTAAAATGACTGAAGATGAGGACGATGATGCAATGTCCTACTTTGCCCGTCTTGCCGAAGATTGATAGAGTTGGGGAGGGAAACCTCCCCCTTTTTTATGCAGGTGGTATGGTATTTCTAGTATTCTCTGTTATAATTAATCTTTCATCAATGTATTGAGAAGAAGTTTGATAAGTCATGATTTGTCTCATGTCATTCAAGAATTGTTGTAAGTATCTTGGTTTTAAAAGATATATATTAGATTTTTCTTGATTTTTTCTAACTTCGTATTCATAATTTGTAATTCCTCTGACTGGATTTAATTTTTGTGCAGTATAATCATCTGGATTAGGAATTTTAAAATCGCTATTAACTTCTTTTCCTTTTGGTAAAATTAATCGACCATTATTATCTTTTACTTCAGTTGTTTCATAGTGGTGAATTGCATTGATGTCATCATACTTATTATTAGCGTATTCATATAGATGATAATTTGATAGAGGCCATTCATCTCTTATGTTAACAATACCTGCAGTCATTATAACAACCCAATCTAGTTCTGCACTTCCATATAATTCTTCGGCAATCGTGTCTGGTCTTGCACCTTCTACAATTTCATACTTATTAAACAAAGTAAAAACATTTTGGAGGTCATCACGAAGTTTGTTTCTTCTAAAAAGATTTTTTACCGCAACGTATTGATCAGAAGTATTTCTATTTGTCAGTGGTGATTGATAAAGTAAATTTGGTAGTTCTCTGAAATATCCCATTTTAGTATCCTGTTCCGCCTACGTCATCGTGATCACTATAATATACTGGTGATAACTCTTGAAATGCTAATTGCATCGTACTCGAAACTGGAGCACCATCAGCATAAGTAGCATAATTTCCTTCACCAGTATAATTAATGCTCATATTTGTGAGAGCACAAAGTTTAAACCTATTTAAATAATTACTTCCCTTACCAATATATGATAATTTAAAAATATTCGGAGTTTGCATAAACTTATCTCCTGGAGATGATATTGGACTCATGTTTTGTTTAAAAACCCTCATGATATCTTTAACCATCACTGCTTCTTTTTGATATCTTGGAGTGAATTTAAATTCGAAATTAAATTGTCTTAAAGTTGGACCACTAAATAATAATTCCATATTTGGATTTATTATTGATCCAGTTGCTCTTGCAAATAATTGATCTGTGCTTACGTTTGCTCCTAGACTAGAAACTGCCTGTGAAGCAAAAAATAACCGCAACGCAGCTTGTACTTTTCGATCTTGCGCTATTTTTGCAGCATCAATTGTACTTGATGCTAATGATGTTGCTAATTCTTCTGGACTACCAGAAGATATTCCCTTTAGAGCAGTGCCAATAGCAGCAGCATAAAAATTGTTTAAATTACTTTCGCCAAAATTTGTTGCATTAGTATCAGATACTTGTCCAGGAATTGGTAATATTATTGATCCCAACCGATTTTCTGCAGTAGGATTACGAGCACCTCCAACAAATGGGTTATCAAAAGCATTCTGGTTTCTTACATTAATTATTGTAGTTCCCTTTTCAATATAATCGGTTCCATCTTTATTCTTTTCAAATACCTTTACTTGCTCTCCTGATGTATAACTAATACCTTCTGATTTTTTTCTTTCATACTTAATAATATCAAATTTTATATGATCTTGATCAAGATTAATACTTGCTATGGGATATCTTAAATTTGATTCTAATTTTTTTATATTACGTCCAGCACCCAATTTTTCTATTTTGGGATCTTTATTGTAATCAGCATGGTCTTCTGTTATTCCCTCTCTACGACCATCAGGACCATAAACATTTCCAAGCACTTCATAGTATTGGGGGTTGCCAGCATTATTAGGAGTATTATTAGGAGTATTATTAGGAGTAGGTCTGGGTCTTCCTCCACTATATCTTGTTCTACTTGCTCCTGTGTATGTCATTATCGTTTTTTCTAACTATTTAGAATGAATTTTTGAATTGGAAGCTCTCTTGCATCTGCAAGCTCATCTGGATATATTTGGTATAATGATCCAACAACTTCTTCCCAAGAATATTGACGATATTGTCTCCAGTGATAATTGATTCCACGAAATCCCCAACGAAATATATCAGTAACTGCTACCAAAGGATTTTGATCGTATTGTATTAGAGGAGTTTTCGGTCTATAAACAAATACATAATACTTTCCAACATCTGGAACAAGCGTAGAGTCACTACTAAGAGCATTCATTAATTCCATCATGATATCATCGGCATCTTCTGTGCCAATTAGATTATCAACCACTCCACGAATGCGATTGCTATTAATGTCTGTTGGATATCTCATTTATGAATTCCCAATTCGTCTTCGGTGATTACTTTAAATTCCCATTGACGATCTTCACAGAAATCTTTTGCTGCTCTCCACTTTGCCTGATTTCTTACATACTCTTTGACTTCGTAAATATATCCTTTAGTCTTTCTTTTTGGTCTTATTGGTTCAACACACTGCTTTTTGGGTTTTACCTCAATTAGCATTTTTTTAATTGCACCATTAGATTCTTTTACTTTGATGTAGAAGTCAGGATAGTAACGATGAATTCTATTATCCAATGGTGAACGATAAGGGAGTGCAATTTCTTCACTTGCCCATTCTAAAATATTTTCATTCTTATCACAATAAACCATAAACTTTCGCTCCCATAGAGAACGATATACTATATTTGATGGATTACCTTTATATTTTTTAGGAAAGGATGGTTGGTATTTTCCTTTATATGCCATCTAAATACTTAATAATGTAGGATTCGTATAAGGTATTTAGGATGCCAAGGATAAATGACTTAAAAGTAGGTGCTATCGAAAGAAGTCAAATTACCAATGTATCATTATCGAATTATTATCAAGTTCATATGACTGGACTTTCGGAAGGAAGTGGTCTTATGAAATTTCTTAAAAAATATGGATTAAAGGTGGATTGGTTGAGCAATAATCTTGGATTGATGTGTTCTGAGGCAACACTTCCCACTAGTTCTCTTGCCACAGCAGAGGTAAAAGATAATTTTCATGGTATTAATGAGCAATATGCTCATACGAGATTATATACCGATAGTGATTTTACTTTTTATCTTGATGGGGATTATCGAGTTTTGAAATTTTTTGAGGGTTGGATAGATTATGTTGCCGGTGAAAATAATTATCCAGTGAATAAGCAAGGTGGTCAAGTTTCGGTAGCACATGATGGATATTATAAAAGATTCAATTATCCTTTAGATCCCATTGATGGGTATAAATTGGATGGACTGTATATAACAAAGGGTGAAAAAGATTCAAACGAAAGAGAGAGACCAATTATATCCTATAGATTTTTTCATGCTTTTCCTAAAGCAATTACTTCTATTCCAGTTTCTTATGGAAGTGCAGAAGTTTTAAGAGTTACAGTTTCTTTTGCTTATGATAGGTATATTGTTGAGCAATATAGAGGATGGAATAAAGGTCCTTTTCATGATTATCCTACTAATAAAACAGGATTGAACATTGATGGGGATGATCAAGTAGGTCTTCCTCCTGGCGTGGGGTAATAAATAATCATACCTGAATTGTATCAAACAGTATGCCTTTACCCAAGATTTCGACACCGACATATGAGTTGGAATTGCCTTCAAATGGAAAATTAATTAAATATCGTCCATTTCTTGTAAAAGAAGAAAAAATTCTTATCATGGCACTGGAGAGTGAAGATCTTAAACAAATTTCAAATGCAATTAAAACTGTTATATCAGATTGTATTATTACAAGAGGAATTAAAGTAGATCAGTTATCAACTTTTGATATTGAATATTTGTTTTTAAATGTTCGTGCAAAATCCGTAGGAGAATCTGTAGAAGTAAGTGTAACATGTCCAGATGATGGAGAAACACAATTACAAGTTGAAATTGATATTGATTTAATTAAGGTTCAAAAGAATCCTAATCATAGTAATATTATTAAATTGGATGATAATCTTTCGGTTAAAATGAAATATCCATCTTTAAATCAATTTGTTGAAAGTAATTTTGAAGTTGATAATAAAAATGAACAAGTTGATAAGTCTATTCAAGTGATAGCATCTTGCATTGGTCAAGTATTTACTGATGAAGAATCTTGGGATGCTTCTGATTGTAGTAAGAAAGAATTGAATGATTTCATCGAGCAAATGAATACCAAACAATTTAAGAAAATTGAAGAATTCTTTAACACGATGCCAAAATTATCACATACAATTAATGTGAAGAATCCAAAGACAGGTGTGGAGTCAGAAGTTGTATTGGAAGGGTTAGCAAGTTTTTTCAGTTAGCGCTGGCTCATGAGAGTTTGGAAAATTATTACAAAACAAACTTTGCCTTGATTCAGCACCATAAATATTCATTGACGGAACTAGAAAATATGATACCTTGGGAAAGAGAAATATATGTTTCTCTTTTGCAACAATATATTGAGGAAGAAAATTTAAAACAGCAAAAACAGAGTGGTATTTAGTAGTCAAAGTTTTACGGCACCTACTTTAGATAAAAAACCAAAGTTGGGGAAGAAAATGATTTCTTCTTCAGTTTTTCGTGGTGCCTTTAAATCTATTGGAAAATCGACTACTATCAAAATTCCTAAAGGAATGCAAATAGGGGCAAGTAAGTCTTATGTTGATCCAAGTTATTTAAGAAAAGAAGAAAGCACGCCAATTGAACAAACATTAGTAGAAACAAACAATATTCTTATAGAAATACAAAATCAGTTAGCAACTGATTTTGCTTATAGGATTGCAAAAGAGAAAGAAGATATACAAAAAATAAAAATTACATCTGATAAGGAAAAAAAGAGTAGGGCAGAAGCAGGTGTAGAAAGTGTAAAAAAAATTGGTGGTTTTGTTAAAAATCAAGTTGATAAAGTTACTACTCCTGTAAAAGGATTTTTTCAAAAAATACTTGACTTTTTTGGTGCCATTATTACTGGATTTGTAGTTAATAAGGCGATTGATTGGTTAACAAAACCAGGTAATGCTGAAAAAATAGCGGGGATATTTACTTTTATTGGGAAACATTGGAAACCAATTCTTGCTGTTATTGGCGGTTTTCTTTTAACTAATGTTGTATTAAAAATTTATCGATTATATAAACTTATCCGTGGAGCACTGAGACTTATTGGTATTGGTAGACGTGGTGCTGGTGCTGGTGCTGGTGATGCTATAAGGAGAGGTGGTTTAATTAGAAATGCTGCCGGTGGTAGAAGAGGTGTTAATGTTGAGATGGAAAGAATTACCAGAGCAAAACCTGGTTCTGGTGGACTACTTCATGAGAGAGTAGATGTATATAAGAGAACTAAAAATCCAGTAGCAAAGGCAGTTCAAAAAGCAGAAGTATTATCAAAGTTAGCTGGTAAAAAGGTAGTAAAAGCACTTGGTGCAAAAGGTCTCATGAAATTTTTGAGACCAGTATTTAAAAGAGTACCTGTATTTGGAGCACTAATTGATTTTGCCGTGTCTCTTGCTCTTGGAGAGCCAATAGGTAGGGCAGCAGCAAAGTCGGTTGGTATGTTGCTTGGTAGTGCTTTAGGAACATTAATTCCAATTCCTGGTGTTGGAACATTTGCTGGGGGTTTACTTGGTGACTTTGTTGGTGGTAAAATTTACGATGCAATTGTTGGAGAAAAACAGGAAGATCCTTTAAAAATGAATAGAGGTGGTATTGTTCCTGGACCCAATATTAATAAGGACATTGTGCCAATACTTGCTACTCCTGGAGAGGCTGTTGTCCCTAAAAAAGAAACAGCAAGATTTTCGGGATTTTTATCTGATATTATTAGTAATGGTGGAGAATTATTTGAGAAAATGTTTCTCTCATTGAGAAAACAAGAATATAATAATAATATATTTAAAGAAGCGAATGAAAAATTTGAAGAATCTATAGAAGTGCTTTCCAAGTACTTTAAAAAAGAAACATTAAAAGCGCTTGATCCCAACTTATATAATAAATTATATGGTGCCATTGGAGGACCACGAGATTCAATGGCAAATAAATCTTTGAATCCTGTGAAGAAAAATACTTCAAACATGTCAATGAGATCTATGAATAGGTCTCCATCGATTACAATGTTGCCTCCGATAAGTGCTGCCACTAATTTATCTGCTTCTAAAGTAAATTCAACACCCTCTGGTGGAGATTCGATAATTGCACTTGATGCAGAGGATAATGATAATTTTTATGTTTCATACTACACTGCATCTTCTCTTGGATTGGGAGTGTAATAAATGGAAAGCGTCGAGAATTTAAAACTTAATGTTAGTAATATAAAAAGTGTATTGACTACATCAAATAAAAATTTGAAACAGTTACAAATTAAAAAGACAAGTATATTAAGGAAACAAATACAAGGCGAAAAAAGATTTGAAAGAGAGAAAAAAATAGAGACCCCTAGAATTCCTGGATCCGAACTTGCCAAAGGAATTGTAAGAAAAATTGCAAGTCCTGTTATGGGAGTATTTGATAGAATAATGGGATTTTTCAGTGCTATATTACTTGGATTTGTAGTTAATAATTTGCCAAAAATAATTGCAGAGTTGACTCCTATTTTTGAAACTATGAAACCAATATATGAAGGTTTTATGAAAGGATTGGGATTTGTGATAAATGGAATAGGATTTTTGTATAATTCTGTTGCGCCATTATTTTTTAATGAAAATGAAGCACGAAATAATATTAAAACTGCAGAAGATACACTCAAATTAATTGATAAGGATTTAGATGAAGGTTTTGAATTGTCAAAAGATAATGATAATACTGAATCTGAGACAACTCAAACTCAAGAAGTAAATAATTATACGGATCCTTCTACGCCTGTCATTCAACAACAAACTCAAGTAAAACCGGAAATACAAAAAAGAAATACTGGTGGTTTAGTAAACAAAAGACAAAATGCGAATCTTCCACCAAGAAGAAATAATTATGAAAATGCAAAAACAAATCCTTTAAGGTTATTTGGAAAGGTAACAGAGCAAAACAGCGAAAATGTAAATCTATTTGAAAAAAATAATGATAAATTAGAAGAAATTGCAAAATTATTAAAATCATCAGAAAGGAAAAAATCTATTACTACTAATGATAATAAACCGGCAACTGATAATAAAGTTGTAATTAGTGATGGTAAAATTACCGGACAAATTGTTGGAAGAGTTGGGCATAGTGGGTATACGATCCCAGAAGGTCCAGAGGGTTCTCACATTCACATTGAAACTGGAAGGGGGGAAGGAGGAGCGGGAGGAGAGATTCCTTCATCAGTTTTGAGTAATATTATTGTTGGTGGTAAACCATTGTCTGATTGGCCTCAAACTTCAACAATTGGTGATGGTAGAGGGCACCGTGGATTGGATTATGGTATTCCGAAGGGGACACCAATTACTCTTAAAGGGGGATTGAAACTTGTTGATTATGATACGGTTAGAGATCCAAGTGGATATGGAAATAATATAGTTATTGTGGATAAATATGGAAATTATTATTTAATTGCTCACTTATCCAGTGGACCAGAGAAATCTAAAGATGGTGAAGGTGGGCAGTTAAATAATAGTATAACATCTAGACAAATAATTCCTTTAAGTGACGAAATTAAGAAACAAATTATTATAGTTCCTGTAGAAAAGTTAGTGCCTATTGAAACTCCAGTTCCAGTTACTGGCAATTCTACAAAGGTCTATAGACCTGGTGGAGGAAAAGATTATGGTGGACGACCTTTAAATCCCTGGCAAACGAGAGGACCTCAATAATGAATGCAGCACAAGCAAGTATATTTGAAGAATTTATAATTACATCTGATGACGGAAGTAATTCTGTAAATCTTTATGATGGTCAGATAAGAATTATTAGTTTTGATTACTTTGAATCTATATTATCACCGTGCATTACTGGCACAATTATAATTTCTAGTGGATCTGATGCTGCTGTATCGAGGGAAGATCCCCAAAATAGAGTAGGAAGTATATTATCGCATTTACCTCTTCGTGCAGGATCAATAATATCGACAAAAATACGCACAAAAAATGGAGTATTGAATTTTTCTGGAGATGATTATAAAGTTTTATATGTGACAAAGGTTGTTCCTCTAATCCAAGATTCTAATTCAGAAACAATATCTATAAAGTTTACATCTAAAATTGGATGGTTAAATGAAACTACCAGAATTACACGATCATTTAATGGAAAAATTACCAAATCTGTAGAATCTATATTAACAAAAGAATTGGGTATAAAATCTAATAAAATTTTTATTGAAGAAGCAATCAATAGTCTCACATTTACTGGAATGAGAAAGAGACCATTTGATTTATTAATAGGACTTTTATTAAAACAATCTATACCCCCCAATACAGTAAATCCTGGTTATTTTTGTTATGAAACAAAGAGTGGATTTAATTATGTTTCTATTGATACTTTGATAAATCGAGAGGAATTTAAAATTCCTTATGAATATAATGGCAAAAATATATCATCTTTTGAAACTAAAGATGACAGTGCTGATTTTAAGGTAGCAACATTTTCGACAGAAAAAGATCAAGATTTGTTGATGCAAATTAGATCTGGAATGTATGCTACAAAAAATTTATTTTTCAATCCACTAACTTTTAAATTTACCGAAATTGACATATCTGTGATAACAAATTCAAAGTTTTCTTCATTGGGTAAAAAACAAAAACTTCCAAGAATTTTAGATCAAGATTTCAATGAGGGGAAAAAATATCATCGAGTTCAGTCTGCTATCCTAGATATAGGAAGTAATACAGAAGAAAAAACTCAAAATAATAATCCAGAACTTTACTATGCAGCAGGAACTACTAGATATAATGCATTATTTTCTCAAATTCATAATGTAACAATTCCATCAAATATTTTACTTGAAGCTGGAGATTCGATTATTTTAAATATTGAAAGTATATCTAATGATAAGGTGCAAGGTGTTGATCAAGTTAAAAGTGGTAAATATATAATTAGGGGAATAAGGCATCATTTTACTCCTAAAGTATCTACTACTGGATTAAAACTTATTCGCGATTCTTATGGATTACATTTTAGTAAGAGCAAATAATGGAAGGACTAAATTCGGCACAATTTAATTTTTATGGTTTGGGGACAAATGAGTGGATAGGTATGATATTGCCCTTTGAATCCCAAAAAGATCAATCTACGGGAAAGAAAGGATTTGGTTTTCGTTATCGAGTGGCTATTATGGGTTATCATCCACTTGATAATAGTATAACTGATGAAGAAATTACTTATGCCATAACTGGATTCTCACCTGCTGATGGCGGCGGCGGTGGATCGTGTTATAAAACATCTAAATTGACTCAAGGAGATGTTGTTTTGGGTAAATTTTTAGATGGTGATAATAAACAATTGCCAATTATATTGCATGTTTTATGTAGAACGTCTGATATACAATATGGATATGGATCTGGTAGATTTGATCCAAAAACTGGATTTGTTGGAAGTAGAAAAAAGACATCATTAACAAAAAATCAAGAAACATGTGAACAAAAAGGAATATGCACGCCAAGACTAATACCTGGGAATGGGAAACAAGGTAGAACATCTCCATAAATAATTCAAAAAATATATGTCAGTTTGTGCAGATCCTATCAGTAATACATCTGGTCATGTAGTAATTCTTCCAGATCCTTGTAAAGATAATACCTTTGCGAAGGCAGAAGCATATCTGGAAAACTTTTTTGCTTTGGTAACAAAACCACTTGATTCATCCTCAAGTTTAGATCAAGAATTGAAAAAAACCGTGAAACTTCTTTCTATTGGTATGAAAGGTTTTGTAAATTCTGTTGTGGGAAGATTTCAAGATGAATTGATTGAAAGAATAAAAGGTGGACTTGCAGGACTGGAAAATGCAGTTAGATCTTCATATAAAGGAAATGAATTATTCAAAGCTCTTGATGAATTAGCAAAAAAACAAGGCGCTCAAATTGATCCAGTTGATAATCTGTTTAAGGCACTTGCTTGTTTGGCAAATAAGGTTACGGATGCCGCAGAAAAAATATTCACTGATTTGCTATCACAAGCAGTAAAAAATGTATTGAATGTCCCTATTTGTGCAGTTGAGCAAATATTGGGTGCATTTACTAATAAGATGATAGATATCATTGAGAGCACCGTTTCACCAATATTGGAACCGATTAAGAATGCATTAGAATTTGTTTTTGATGTAAGAGATTTTCTTGTTGGTGTAGTGAAAACATTGAGAAAGGTTGAAAATCTTTTAAATTGTAATGAGAAGAAAAAGTGTCCTCCATCTACAAAATATAAAATCAATCAAGGATTGTTGAGAGATAGGGGAGAAGGAGAGCAGAAAGACGCCTTTGATAGAATATTTGCAAAAGGAGCACTGTCAAGAGGTGCTGCAAATCTTGCAAATGATTTTGAAAATCAATATGGATCATGGTCTATATTTGGCGAGACCCTAGAAAATGCTGATCCAAATTCGGGTTGTTATACTGGAAATGTTGTCAGTTGTGGCACACCAAATGTAGAATTTTTTGGTGGTGATGGTGCAGGAGCATTTGGAAGAGTAATACTTGGCAATATTATTAATGAAGTTGATAGTGAAGGTGTAATTGATTCTGCACAAAGGACTGCAAGTATTGTTGGTGTAGAAATTCAAGATCCCGGAAGTGGATATACAACTCCACCAATTGTATCTTTTACTGATGCATGTGATAAGGGATATGGTGCATATGGCAGAGCAAACATAGATACAAATCCTAGTTCTCCAACTTATGGTCAAGTTACTTCTATAAGTATTATTAGTAAAGGAGAAAATTACCCAACGGAAGGTCTTATTGAAGATCCATTATACATTGAAGATATTGTAATTGAAAATCCCGGATCTGGATACTCTGAAGGTGATTCTGCTCAAGGGATTAAATTAACAATTCGTGATGGTCAAATTGTTGACACTGAAATTGAAAACTTAGGATACAATGGATTGCCTGACCTAAATATCAACAGTAACACTGGGTTTGGAGCTGTGCTAAGACCAATAATGGCAGTTGTTCCGCCACAGAGAGAAGTTATTCAAGTTATAGATTGTGTGAGGTAACATATGGCAAATTCTGATAGTTTATATCGAGAGGTTTGTAGTCCAAAATTAGTTATTGAGTCGAATTCTGAAGAGCAAACTACTGCCGGTAAATGTGCCTTTTCTATTAAAAGTGAAAACGAGTCTGGTATTCGTTGCTCACAAGGATTGTATGAAAATGGGATGTTTCATCAAGGAACAGAAGGACGGTTTGAAATAGAGTGTGGAGATAAAAATAGAGATGGACAACCAGATTTTACTTTAATTGCACATAATGGCAATATTCATTTTAATGCTGATAGTGGATCATTCGTTGTAGGTGCAGAAACAATTACTTTAAAGGCAACAGATGAAATTGTAATAGATGCTCCTTCAATTAGAATTGGAAATAATGAAGGGCAAACAAATAAAATTGAACTTCATGCACAAAATTTGATTCCTGTAGAGAATGGAAAAATAAAAAAATTTGAATTGAAAGAAGCACTAATGTCTTCAAGCACAGTTGCATCTTTTAAAGGGTCATTAGCTTCTGGAAATCCAAAATTAAAAGCATAAAAAATGGGAATACCAAGAATAAATCCAGATTTTTCTCAATTAGGTAATTCGATATTTGAAACCGTATATATTTACGATAAACTTTATGCGAATGAAATTGTTGTAGATAACACAATTTTTACTGGTGATGTTAATCTTGATGTTTTACGAGTAAGAAAATATTTTAGTGTAGGTACTAAGGAAAAACTTTTAAATGTTAATGATAATACTAAAAGAATTGGAATTAACACATTAAATCCTGATAGATCAATTGTTGCGATTGGTAATGTTGGAATAGGAGGAACGGTTGATATTAATGGTGGTAGGGTAGGTATTAATTCTGATTATATTGATCCAACAGGCAATAGAGTTCTTGAAGTTGGTGGAAGTATAAAGATCACAAAATACATTTATGATCAATTTGATAAAAGAGGTAATAATACAAACGTTCTTTCTGTTGATGCAAATGGAATTTTCTGGAAAGAATTAAGTACAGAAGTTCAGGAAGGTGTCTTTTTACAAGAAGAAGGTGTTGAAGTAGGACAAGGGGTTTCTTTCACAAATATTAATTTCGTGGAGAGAAACAGTCTTGGTATTTTGACCGAGACTCTGGGAATTACATCTTCCGGAATTTTAGGACTTGCCACTATATTTTCCAATGATTATTGGGGAAATGCAATAGGTGGTGACAAGGCAGTTGCCGATAATAACATTTATAGAATGACCAATGTTGGTATTTTTACCAATAATCCATTAGTTGCACTACAGATTGGTAAAAATACTTCTGGTGTGGTTGCCATTACATCGGAGGGTAATCTTGGAATAGGAACTACAAATCCAAGATTTCCTTTGGATGTTTATGGCGGTGTCTCTATTAGTGGTGTAACAACTCTTGCATCTGATGGAGGTATTACAACAACCGGTGGAGACTTATTTGTTGATAATGGTCTTTCTGTAGGAGGTGCTGCTACTATAGGAGGTGCTGCTACTGTAGGTGGTGAATTATTTGTTAAAGATGATTTATCTGTTTTTGGTGGAGATATAAAAACTAATCAATCCACATTTAACTTATTAAACACCACTGTAACCACATTAAATCTTGGTGGTGCTGCAACTTCTATTGAGATAGGTAAGAATGATGCTACGGGCATTATAAGCATAAATTCTACGAAGGATTCAACCAGTAAAACAACAGGCGCATTAGTTGTTGATGGTGGTGTAGGAATTGCAAAAAGATTAACCGTAGATAATGTAAGTATTGCTAATACAGTTGGTGTTGGAAGTACTGCATATTTTGAGGATGAAGTTGATATTGATGGCACTCTAATACTAAATTCTTTTATACAGGATGTTAATGATTCTACTGGTGGCGATAAAGATTATCGTCTTGCTGCAGTTGGAAGTGGTGTTTCTTGGAGACCTTCTGGTGTTCAAACAAAGAGAACTATTTGGGTTTCGGAGAGTGGTAACGATGCCAATAGTGGATTACTTGAGGGTGATGCAAAAAGAACAGTTGGTGGTGCAGCAGCAATAGCAGAAGCGAGTGATACAATTGTTATAAGACCCGGAACATATGATGAAAACAATCCAATTGGATTAAGAACTGACGTATCTGTTACAGGTCAAGATTTGAGATTGGTTACAATCAGACCTCAAAATTTGATGCGTGATATTTTTCATGTAAGAAGAGGATGTCTCATTGAGAATTTGAATTTTGCCTGTAAAAATAATGATGGAGATCCAAATGACAATGGAGTAAGTGTTGCAAATACTGGAGGAGGAGCAGTTGCATTTCCTCCAACACAAACAGACATTGATGCCGGGACTGCATATCAAGCGGTAAGTGGATTTACTGATGTTGGACCAGCAACAGAAGGTCCTACGGGAAGATGGAGAAGTCCATATATTAGAAATTGCACAAACTTCATGACCAAAAGTATTGGCATGAAGATTGATGGTAATCATGCCACAGCATCAAGTGATGGTGCTAATTTGAAATCAATGGTTTGTGATTCATTTACTCAATACAATGAAGCAGGTATTGGAGTATCACTTACCAATGAAGCATATGCCCAATTAGTTTCTATATTTACAATTAATAATGATATAGGAATTTATGCTGATACTGGTGCTCAGTGTGATTTGACTAATTCTAATTCTTCCTTTGGAAATTATGGATTGGTTGCAGTTGGATTGGGAGCAACTCAATACACTGGTTTTGTTACTTCTAATACTGCTGGAGTTGCTTATGATTTTAATAACACCGATATTATAGTTGGCACTGCTGTTACCGACAGATCCAATGTATATCAAAGACCTTTTGATGGGCAGGCAGTTTGGTTTGCGATTGATCTTGCAAACTATCCAGATGCAACTCCACCAAGTGGAAGCACAATACTTCCATCTCCTATGAGAGAAGTTGAGAGAATTGATTTAATACCTAATGCTACTGGTAACTCTGGATTTAGTGCTGCTTCTCCTCCTAATGTGATTATAGAAGATTTTGATGATACTTTAGTTGAACCTAAAGGTCCTCAATCTATTGCTGCTCAAGCAACTGCAACTGTAAGTGCAGGAGGATCCATTACCCAAATTAATTTAATTAGTAATGGTAGAAATTATCTTCCAACTCAAAATATAGTTGTTAGTATTAATGGAAATACTGGAATTGCGACTGCTATCATGAAACCTATCTACTATACAGTTTCTGAAGCGGGCGATTTCAATTCTGTGGGTATGACGACTATAACCTTTAATGAATTTATACCATATGAATTATTTGAAGGAGATCCAATTTATTTTGCAAGAATAAGTCGTATTCTTACATCTTCACATTCATTTGAATACATTGGTACTGGGACCACTATAAATAGTGCGTTACCCTTTGAGGGTGCAGTTCCAATCAAAGCTAATGAAGTTGATGCCAGAGATGGAGCACAAATTCCGTTTACTAGCACCGACCAAAAAGGAAATTTTGATATAGGAGAGGGGATACAAATCGACCAAACAACGTCAACAATTAGAGGTAGAGATTTTAGTAGAGCAGTTCAGGCAGAAATTACACCATTAATACTTGCATTAAATTAATATGGCAGTAGCACCATTAAATAAATTTATAACTGTAGCAGTACCGGTTGCACCTGGAATTAATACTGTATATACAACTCCTGTTGGTGTAAGTGCTATTGTATTATATGCCGGAGTTTCAAATGTTGGTTTAGGAACGACTACTTCATATCCAACAGTAACGTTTACGCACCAAAGAAAATCCACGGGAACAAGAACATTTGGTAATACCAGAGATACGAGAATTGTAAAAGATATTGAGGTGCTACCGAATGATACATTGTTTCTTATTGATGGAAGATTAGTCTTAGAAAGAACTGCTGCTGTATCGGATTCATTGACTATTATTAGTGATCAGCATGGTGTCAGAGATATTCAGGGTGTTGAATATCATGCTCCTAATGGGGTAACTACTGTAACTACCACAACTCCTCATGGATTCCAAGTTGGTGATGAGATTACTATGGCAGATATTCAATTCACTTGTACGGGAGATGGATACGGAATAACCACAACGTTTTTCCCCTCACCACAGAGAAGTTTTACTGTAGATGTATCAAATACTCCAACAACTTTTGAAGTAAATTCTGGTAAGAGTGTTGGCATTGCTCACAATCATGTTAGTGGAACAGGAAAAGTAGCACCCTTAAGATTGGAATTAACCCTTAGTATTCTTGAAAATAGTCTTGCATAACAATGGCAAAATATTTAAGCGGAAGAGTAAAAAGAAAAGAACAATCCAAAGTAGCAATTTCTACGGATCGCTACCGTTATCTTGGACTTAATGAAACTGAACCAAATTTAGGTGATCCTCTTTCCGGGACATTTCAAGACACTCCACCTGCTGGTACAAGATATCAAATAGTTTCCGTTGAAGGATATCCTGGAGAAAGATATTGGATTCCTGTTGAGGGTGGAATCATTCCAGGATCTATTACTGTCTATGATGAATCTACTAAACTTGTTGGTAATATTAGTAGTATAACTCAACTCAATTTTATTGGTGCTGCTATAACTGCAACATCAGATTCATTTAAAGAAACAACATTAACTTTAAGTGGCAATCATAGTTTTTCTGTTGGTTTAGGTATTACACAGGGTAACAATAATGTTACTGGTTTTGTAAAATATTCTACAACAACAGTTGGATATGTTACTGTCACTAATGTTGAGGGATCGTTTGCTCAAAATGCAAGTGATGAAATTTATGAGGATGGAGTAACCACTGGATTAACCGTAGATTCTTTATCTTCGATTATTGAGACTGGAGTTAAAGCAGACATAACTGTTTCTCCACAATTCTTTTCTGAAAATAAAGAATTAATATTTAATGATAATGGGGAATTTAATGGTGCTAGTGTTTATTGGGATAAGTCTAATACACGATTAGGTATTAATAGTAGTGATCCTGCACATACTTTAGATGTTACAGGAGATATTGATGTAAGTGGTAGCATTAAAGTTGGAGCAACTATCTATGATAGTGATGGTGATCCAGGAACTGACGGGCAAATTCTTGCGAAGGGAGCAGGAAATCCTGGGACAATAGATTGGGTTCGTTTGGAATCTATTATTACTGGTGCTGGTGGAACAATTGGTAATATTCAGTTTCATGGCACTACTGGATTGGTTCAGGGTGATGATGAATTAAATTTCAATCCTTATAATGAGTTTATTGGTATTGGTACTAATGATCCGGCACAGAAGTTTCAAGTTGGAGTAGATGGAAAAAGATATACAACAAAGAAATTAACTTTAGATAGTGCTATAGGTGATAATTATAGTGCAGGAGATTTAGTTCAATTGAGAACGGCAGCTTCTCCATTTGGACTGCAGGATATATTTGGAACTCTTGTATATGATGTACCTTCTGCTGGAACAGCACTAACGGTTAGAAATAGTAATTACGAAACAAAAGGTACTCAATGGAGTTCTTTTACTGGTAATGGGTATAGAATATACTTTAATAACACTGTTTTAGCTACTGGCAGGTATATAACTTCTGTTGGAAATGATGCCACCATACCAGAAACTACCTACGAGGGAGATGATGTCTTTGTAGTTACTAGCACTGGTGATGTTGGTATTGGCACAGTAAATCCAAGGACAAAGAGAGATTCTACGACAGTTAATTTAGATGTTGCCGGTGATGTTTTATTTAAAGGTGATAATAACTATGATCTTCACTGGGACAAGAGTGCTTATAGTTTAATACTCGATGATAATGCCAAGTTTGCCGCAGGCACTGACTCTGATTTAGAAATATATCATAATGGCACTACTGGATATATTGAAAACAACACCGGACATTTTTATATTAGAAATGCTGGGTCAAATATTAATTCAAACATTTATATTCAGGCAAGAAGTGGAGAAAATAGTATTATTTGTAACGATGATGCTGGCATAGATCTTTATTATAATAATAGTAGAAAAGCATATACAGATATCAGTGGTTTTCGTATAGATGGTAGATTATATGTTGATCACAGCACATCAGAGTTTCATGGAGATGTAATATTTGATGGAAATACTGCTGGTCGTGATATTTACTTTGATGTGAGTGAAAACTCTTTATATGCTTATGATAATGCAGAATTTCGTGTAGGGACAACTGCCGACCTACGAATTTACCATGATTCTACACTCACCAAAACATATGTTGGGTTAGATTCTAGTGGTGGTAAGACATTAGACTTCGTTTCTTTTGATAATAATCTTGGCATAAGCACTGCCATGAGAGTGACACATGTTAATAGTGGAGATAATTATAATACTTATGTAAATCTATACTATAATGGAGTTGAAAAATTAGAAGTAACGGAAAATGGTATTGATGTAACGGGTCATGTAGAAACCGATACATTAAATGTTTCTTCTGCATCAACTATTTCTAATATTAAGATTGGTGGTCTTGGTGGAAATCTTTCTAATACAATAGATACAACTTCTGGAAATTTAATTATTAATGCTCAAGGTGGTTCTAATACAATTGTTACTGATAGCGAACTGCAAATTAATAGTACTGAACCAACCACTGGTAATAATGATGGTGCTTTAATTGTTGCTGGTGGTGTTCATATCAGAAGTGATTTGATATTATGTAATGATCCTGATATCGTGGATACTATTGACCCCGTTAAAGTTGGTATTGCAACAAGAACTCCTGTTGATAGACTTCAAATAGGATCACGGAACGAATTTATACCAGTTGTAAATACAAATACTGGAGATCTTGCTGCTCCTGTTGGTGGTTTGGGTACCAATGAAATTACTGGAATCACAATATCTGGATCTGGTATTGTATTGGGACAAGAAGTAAAATCTGGATTCCATACAGTTGGCACGAAGATTTCAAATATTGTTGGAAATACAATTATTGTTGATACTTATGCAACTAATACTGTAGCACAAACTAATGTTCCTATTACTTTTGGTATAAGAAATGATAGTGCTGTTATTGCTATTGGACAAACCGGTTCTGTTGGAATAGGCACTACAAGTGCCGAAGCAAAATTAGATGTTCGTGGTAATTTACAAGTTACTGGAATTGCATCAGTCAGTGAAACTATAAAAGTTGGTGCGGCTGTAACGATTTCATCAAGTGGAGATACATTCATATCTGGTATCACATCTGTAGGCACTGGTGTGACCATTACTCCATCTAATGGAGGTATTGCCGTCACCGGAATTATAACAGCAACTGGTGGATTTATTGGCACAGTTAATAGTAGTGATATTGTTGGTGATATAACAGCAACTAATATTAATGTTACCGAAGAAAGTACTGATGCCGAGTGTAATATAGTTTTTGTAACCGCATCTAATGGAATTCTTCCACCAAAAACTAATGCCAACTTAACTTATGATTCAAGTACTGGAAAATTGCAATCTGCTAGTTTTGAGGGTGATGGATCTTTACTGACTGGTGTTATTGGTGTAGGCACTGGCGTTGAACTTCAATCAAATGGAACTTCGGTTGGAGCTGCAGCAACAATTAATTTTAGTGGAGGATTTAATGTATTACTTTCTACTTCAAGTGGTGTTGCGACAGTAACTCCAACAGCAACGGATAGAAGTGTTTTCTCTCATTATTCTGATTATGCAAGTCATAGTGAAACATCAAATTATGCATACGGTATTGTAGGTATTGCAAACACTTCTTACAATGAAGTAGGAATACTTACTGCAAATTCATCTTCTGCAGATAGTTTTGGATGGTCAGTAGCAACCAGTGCTGATGGCAAGACTATTGTTGTTGGAGATCGCTTTGGTGATGGTAATGCAACAGATTCAGGCGCAGTTTATGTCTTTGATCGTGAAGGAAATACCTATAGTCAAGTAGGTGTCTTGACAGGTTCTTATTCTACCGATAATTATGATAATTTTGGACAAGCAGTAGCAACCAGTGCCGATGGTAAGACCATTGTTGTTGGTGCTTTTGATGATGAAACTTCTGGCACTACTGGTTATGGTCTTGTTTATGTTTATGATCGTGTTGGAAATGACTTTAATGAAGTAGCAATTTTAACTGGTTCTTATGCCACCGAATCTTTTGATTACTTTGGATGGTCAGTAGCAACCAGTGCCGATGGTAATACTATTATTGTTGGTGCTTATGGTGATGAAACTTCTGGCACTACTGGTCATGGTCTTGTTTATGTTTATGATCGTGTTGGAAATGACTTTAATGAAGTAGCAATTTTAACAGCATCTGATCAAGGTGCAGGTGATTCTTTTGGACAGGATGTTGCATGTAGTGTTGATGGTAAGACTATTGTTGTTGGTGCTGGTGGTCATGACGATCTTTCGGGACATACATCTTCAGGCGCAGTTTATGTCTTTGATCGTGTTGGAGATGATTTTAATGAAGTAGGAATTTTAACAGCATTTGACAGTAATAATTACTACTTTTTTGGAAATGAAGTAGCAACTAGTGCTGATGGCAAAACTATTTTTGTTGGTAGAAGTTCTATTTCTGCTAATCAACCTGGTGCTGTTTATGTTTATGATCGTGTTGAAAATGACTTTAATCAAGTAGGAATTTTAACAGGTTTTTATGCCGATGATGATGATCAATTTGGGATCTCTGTGGCATGTAGTGCCGATGGTAAGACGATTATTGTAGGAGCTCAAAGTGATGAGTATCCTGGTTCTGGCAATGGTTCTGGTCTCGTTTATGTTTTTAATCGTCAGGGAAACAACTTTAATGAAGTAGGAATTCTCACCGGATCTTATGCTTCTAATACTGGTGATTATTTTGGACATTCTGTAGCAACCAGTGCCGATGGTAAGACCATTATCGTTGGTGCTTACAATGATGAGATTAATAGTGAACAAGGTCTTGTTTATGTTTTCGATCAAAATGTAAATACAAAATCACTTTTAAGGACTATAGATGAAAAAAATATAATTATAGAATCTAATTTAACAGTAACGGGTGATATTAAAGGAACTGCAGATAATGCCGATAGAAGTATTTTCTCTTCCTATTCCGATTATGCAAGTCATAGTGAAACATCAAATGGATCTTATAATCTTGTAGGTATTGGATCAACTTATATTGAAGTAGGTGCTATAGAACTTGATAATCCTAACTCTAACGATGAATTTGGACACACAGTAGCAACCAGTGCTGATGGTAAGACCATTATCGTTGGTGCTCCCGATCATGATACTAATTCATTATCAAATGTAGGTGCAGTTTATGTCTTTGATCGTGAAGGAAATACTTATAGTCAAGTAGGTTTCTTTACTGGTTCTTATGCTACCAGTAGCAGCGATTATTTTGGACAAGAAATTGCATGTAGTGCCGATGGTAAAACCATAGTTGTTGGCAACCAATATAGTGAATTACCAGGATCGGAGTCGAATAGTGGACTTGTTTATGTCTTTGATCGTGTTGGAAATGATTTTAATGAAGTCGGTATCTTAACCGGATCTTATGCTTCTCAAAATAGTGATAATTTTGGATCGTCAGTAGCAACCAGTGCCGATGGTAAGACTATTGTTGTTGGTGCTCTTCTGGATGAGAAGGGTGTTGATAGTGTTGATGGCGGAGGTGTAGTTTATGTCTTTGATCGTGTTGGAAATGATTTTAATGAAGTAGGTATTCTAACAGTATCAAGTGGTGCATTTGTTTTTGATTATTTTGGATATTCTGTAGCAACCAGTGCCGATGGTAAGACTATTGCTGTTGGTGCGTATGGTGATGAAAGTGGCGTAACAGTAACTGATGTAGGTGCAATTTATGTCTTTGATCGTGTTGGAAATGATTTTAATCAAGTAGGTATTCTAACAGCATCTTACGATACCGTGCGCTATGACTTTGGACGCGAAGTAGCAATCAGTGCCGATGGTAAGACTATTATTGGTAGTGCTTATTATGAGTCTGGGACCGGTGATCCTACTAAAGGCACTGTTCATGTCTTTGATCGTGTTGGAAATGATTTTAATGAAGTAGGTATTCTAACAGCAGGAACTGAATATGCTGATAATCATGATTATTTTGGATGGTCAGTTGCATGTAGTGCCGATGGTAAGACTATTTTTGTTGGTGCTCCCAATGATGAATATTCATCTACTTCTACTACTGGCATTGTTCATGTTTTTAATCGTCAGGGAAATAACTTTAATAAAGTAGGTATTATAACCGGTTCTTATGCTACTAATCTTGCTGATAAATTTGGATACGCAGTGGCATGTAGTGCAGATGGTAAGTCTGTTATTGCTTCTGCTCTCAATGATGAGATTGGAGGTACTAGTGCTGCCGGTGTCGTTTATGTCTTCGATCAAACAACAGTTGCCAGAGATGCAATTACGGCAACAGATACTGGTGTTTTAATTACCGGAGATCTCAATGTAACTGGTGATATTACTGCATTCTATACTTCTGATGAAAGATTAAAGGATAATATCACTCCAATTGATGATCCTTTGGCAAAGGTAATATCAATTAGTGGTAACACATTCGATTGGAATCAAAATTCCAATAAGTCTGGTCATGATGTTGGTGTTATTGCACAAGAAATAAAAGAAATTCTGCCAGAAGCTGTTACTGAAAGAGATAATGGGTATCTTGCGGTTGATTATTATAAAGTAATTCCTCTCCTAATTGAGGCAATCAAGGAACTTTCTGAAGATAGAAATATCATAACTTCTAAAAACGGAGTTAAGTATCGTTTCGTTGTTGACGATGATGGAAACCTATCAACTGAGAAGGTCTAGGACACTCACCCGACTGGCACACACCCCTTGACCACCCGGTCCAGATGCCCTATAATATGGGGGTAATCAACGGAACAGCATGAACGAGTACGTCAAAGGCATTGTGATCGACATTTGCTCTCGCTCTTTCCTTCTGCTCAGCAGCGAAGGAGATGAGAAGTTCGTAGAGTGCGATACTGTCGATCAATTTATGAATGTCCTCGAAGTTGTAACTGCCAATTTGGAA